GCCGGTGGATTGTAGAGAGGCACTAGGAGACCTCCGTCACGTACATATACCCATTTGCCGAGGCCCAATAGCCGTACAGATCACCCGTGTATCCTTCGGGAACCTCGTAGTACCCTCCGGCCAGCATCTTCACAGTGAAGGACGTCGGGGCCGACCCACTTCCAAACTTCACATAGCACACGGCGGTAGAATCGTTGAACAGCGTCCGTGCTATCGCAGAAGTCTTCGCCGCGAGCAAAAGTGTATCCGTAACTGCTGAGGCAATAGGAGTGACGGCGGCAGTGGAGGACTTTGCAGGAGCAGTAGCACGGGGATTCCCACTTGTGCCCAGGGCTGCGCCGGTGGAGTCAACGAGGTGAACTTTGAGAACCTTTGACCCGTCGCCTATATCGTTCAGTAACAGGGGGTTCCCGTTTTCATCGACCAGTTGGTTCATCAACGCAGAACTGGTCGTTATGTAAATAGGTACATCACTCCCGCCAAGGTGATCCCCACCAATAGCGGGCATTGGGATAACATCCAGACATCTATATGATGGGTCTCCTCCGCCCGTGGAAATATCAACCGCAACACTACTACCATCCACCAACTTCACCGGCCATCCGGCGCTCCCCGCGTCCCCCTGGTCTACCGTGCCGGAGATGACGGCGGGATTCGTGACTGTGCAGAGCGGATTCCCGGATTCGTCGTAGAGAATCACCGACTGGTGGAGTTTCCCGCCAATCTCCTTCGCCTTGACGAGCCTGCCGCCAGATGTTGGTTCACTTACTCTGATGTCGTCGGCCACTGTGCTACCCTTGCGTTATCCGCTTGATGCGGCCTTGTGCGTCGCGCTCAACTGTCGCTGTCGTTGGCTGTTGTTCAACGTTCACCACGACCTCCGGTGCCTTCCCTTGTGGTAGTGCAACATTCACAACCGGCGCTGCTTGCTCAGGCACGTTCACCGTCACGTCCGGTGCCGCAACATTCACGATAGGCGCGGGGATGTTGATTACCGGCGCGTCTTGCTTCGGTACAAGTACATTCACAATCGGAGCGGGTACGTTGACCTGCATAGCAGGCATATCGACCTTGAGATTTGACAGTGCCTCTGCGATCTTTAGGCCTATGTCCTCCCCGTTGAAGTTGATCGACGTTGACTGCTGTGCCGACTTCATCATGAGCATCGTCTCTAAGGGACTCATGTGCCCATTGCCTTTCACACCAAAAGCCGTAAAGACACCCTTCACCTCGTCCTCTGTCTTCACAGGAACCAATGCCTCTGAAATCAATTTCTTGACCTCCCCTGGGATCATGTCCGAAAGGAACTCCACCTGAGCTGCACGGCCAGACTTCACAGCTCGCAGGGCCTTGCGCTCCCAGCGTTTCATTTCCTCGACCGCAGGGTTGGGCGGCGCTTGACCTGACTCAGGAGTGGTCGGGGGAGGAGGCTGCACGTTTGTCTGTGGGCTTGGTTGCTTCTCCTCCCAGAACCACTCAAAACCCTTCGGGATGTCCACACCAAGAATCGCCGCAGCGACTTGCGCTGGCATACCACCATCGACATATAGCTTGAACGCCTGCGCCCGTTTCGCCTCGTCCTCCTGCATCTCAGGCAATTCGTCGATGGCAAATTCAATCCGCATACCCGACTCGGCAAGCAAAGCCTTCAAGCGCGTCTCGTACCACTTGCAACGAGGGGCGATGGTGTCCATCATGTAGGTGCGACGTTCAGTCTCAGCGGTCGCGTAGTTTGCCGAATCAGAGGTCAGCACCGTTTTCGGTATGTCAAAGGCCCACACGACATTCGCTATCGTATGTGCGTCAAGTTTCTCGATGTCGAAGGATTTGATTTCAGGTGTGATGGTCTGGACCTTGGTGTCGCCTTGTAGGGCTACGATTCGGAAGGCATTACGAACGCCTTGCATCATCTGCTGGAAGATTGTTTGGACCCTCGTCAATTCGGTCGGAGAGATTTGTGCGTTGACCCCGATCACAGTCACGGGCATAGCACCCGACTCAAAAAACGCCGAGAGGAAGCGCGTCATGTTCTGGCGCAACTGACCGGAGGAGAGTGCTACTTGTGCCGCCGAAGTCCCTGGCCCGATTTCATCAGACACGGAGAACTCTCTCAGGTAGAGCATCTCCTCCTGCGTCCAGAATTTCTTGTTCTTCGGGAAGTGCTCACCGTTGATGAACTGCTCGTAAACGGTGTCCTCGCCATCCTTCTTCACGTTCACGGTAAAGGGATTGAGCCACTGTAGACCCAACCCGTCGCCGTTCGCATTCTGAAGCCTGAGGAAAGGTGCGTGGCCTCTCAAGAGTAAACTTGCCTCGGCGAGCCAGAGGAAATCACTTAAGGGTATTGACTCCTCGAAGGGCCACTCGTCAACCTCCTTGTCGCCCTCGGTCAGGAGATAGCGCGGTACATTTGTGAGCGTTGAAGAACGCAGTCTTACGGCTCGATAGACAAGTGAGACCTTCTCAAATGCGTCTCGCTCATTCTGCACGCGGCCCCTATTGCCCACCTCGGCCATCATCTGGAGGGCATAGGGCATGACAATACCCTGCATGGGGCCCGACTTGTACGGATATGGATATGGGTATGTGCCCTTGAGGGCAGTTGTAGGTAGAGTCTTGCGGAATAATCCCAAGTCAGGGCTCCATCGGCTGCTCACGCTCGGTGAGTGACGCCGGGTGACATACGATTCACCCGTGCGATGCGCCACCACTTTGCCTCTATGATCGCCGGGTTAGACCTGCGCGTCTTCCGGCCCTGTGTGATTGCCGTCGCAATCGGGACGCATGTTTACGCTGTTGAAAGGCGTTTGTCAAGAACTATTTGTGAGAGTCTGTTAAGCGGTGAACAAAACGCGGGAGGCGAAGCGGTGCTGACGACTGTGGAGGGCGTAGCGGAGTGCATCCATCAAGTGATCGTTGAACTTCACTGGCTCGTCAAGGACGTTCCCATTCTTGTCTTCCTTCCATTTATAGAATTTGATTTCCTTCAAGAGGTTGGTTGAACTCGCAAGGACTGCAAGAGGCGTTGACTTGACCGTATCAATACCCTTCTGGACACTCCCCGCGCCTTTCTCAGCGGGGTAGATGTTATAGGTCCGACCGTCGGGTCTCGTATGGCGATAGATTTCCTCAATGCGCTGGGGATCTTCACAGTCTGCGATGATGTCCCCCAACTTGTCAACAGGTATATTCACATCCATCCACCTCATAAACTCGGCGTTTGTCATACCCGTGGCGTAGAGTATTTCCTCGGCCACTACCTGTGTCTCCTTCATGTACAGTCTCACAAGTGCCGTGGGTTTGTTGAATCCGAAGTCCAGGCCGTAGAACATCTCCTCTGGACCTTTGGGCACGCCTTCAGCCACAGTCCAGTGCGAGTAGATGATCGACGCCCGCCGGCCAACCTCACCCTCCCCGTAGATCGTCCAGTAGTTGGGGTCTTCGGTCTTCAAGCGTTCAATCTCCGCAATCACCTGAGACTCCAGGAAGCGGTTGTCCCGGTACGTCGATTTGATGAACGCGCAGTCATCGCGTGTCAGGATGTTGTCGTATATCCAGTGATGCTCGTCCGATGGATTGTAGTCCATGAATATCTGATGTGTGGTTCGCAAGTTGAGTTGGACAAAGTCCTCATGCGTGAACTCATTCGCCTCGTTCATCCATAGGTATTTCCGTTTTCTCCCTCTGACCTTCTGGGGCTCATCAAGTCCGAAGAACTCAATCTCATTGTGGTTGATCGTGTAGATTGCCTGGCTCATGTTGTGAGAGGCTTCGTCGTATGCGCCCTCACCTTTCACTATTCCGATGAAGTCACGCATTGCTGAGGAACGGAGAGCTGGCATGGTCTTGCGGCAGACGGAGAAAACCTGGTTGCGTTCTTTAACGGCGAGCGAGATGAAGAGTTGACAGAGGGAGGTAGTTTTCGAGGATCGGCTCCCACCCTGATTGACTATGAAGCGGTAACGCGGGGAGCCATCCTTCCGTATCTCTTGCTGCGCAGCAACAGTGCGCGTGAGGACATTCGTGGCTTGCCATGTGAGACGGCCCTTCGCAATCAAGCATTCCCCTCTAACGCGGGCTTGTGCCCGTTCCCATTCGTCGGGTGCAGGCCGTCCCCATTTTTCTTTTCTACACCCTGCAAAGGCTGTGCCACCTCAAAGACAACCTTCCGAACAGCATGCAACGGATCAACCTCCGCAATCTCCTGGCGATCGACGTAACCACGATCCTTGCCCTGCATTCTCAAATGCCACTTCGCCGTTTCCACATTGCCCCTCTTGATGTCAGCCACGATGACATCCTCGGCCATATCAAGCACGGAGTCACGTTCAACGGTGTATTGCCTGCGGGCCAGAGCAAACCTCTCCAGGTAATGGTCAACCGTGCCGCGCTCCACATGGAGACTCCGTGCGATCTTTGACTTGTTCCCACCACTGCCACGAATCGCGGCCAGAATCTGTTCAAGTGGTCGTTTCGTCCAACCTGGGGAATGTGTGCAATCTTCTACCGTTTCCGCCGTTTTCATTTCCTCTTTCGCGGGGTCGGATTTTTGCTCACTCGCATTGGCACGTATTTTGTTCTGCTTCGCCATCACTTTTCTCGCATGTACTCGTTCAACATCCTCACCCACGGACGGAGGAGCTCGATCACTTCCCAATTACCCAAAGGCAGGTCTTGAATCACCATGTGGCAGAAATGGCAGAGTGGCACGACACAGAGGTCAGAGGACTTGAGTGAACCACTTGAGCCCAGAAAGTGATGCGGCTCAGAGTCCGGCCTCCCACACCTCACGCAAGACTTCCCCTTCACCCAGCGGAGAAATTCCCTACTCCGCCACGGCTGAGACAGTGCTGCATCCCGCATGATCTGCATCACCACCACCGGGCCGGCCAAGGTCAAGGGCACGGATTTCCTCGACTCTCGACGTGAATTTCGTTCTCCTACCAGGGGCACGTTGTTCCTTCCAGCTTATGACTTTGATTCTGTTGCCCGACTTGAGCCACTGACCTGCATTCTCGTTCGCCCGAATTTTTTTGACTCTCTCCGCATGATGATCGCCCGTAGTCACTTGAAATATCGTCGCGCCCAACTCTTCTTGCTTCACCCCTATCAGGTCACCGAATCCGAACAGGTCTTGCCTGATGTGAGCGAATGAGTTCCACCTCTCCGTGACGTCGAACGTCCAGCCCTCAGACTTCAAGAGCTGCTTTGTGAGTTGCATGGGACTCAAGTCTCTCCTATCACCTCACCTTTGCCGAATGTACGCTAGTGAGTCCCGTTTGTCAAGACTAGTTCGCAAACAGTTCATGGTTCGGTCTGACGCTTACCCCGTAGAAATCCGGCACGGTCTTGTACGTGTGGCTCCCCGCCTCTGACTTCACATCCCAGCCCTTCCTTGCCAGCACAAGGGTGTAGAGCATCTGACCTCGGCAAGGCAAGACTGGTTCGCCTATCCAGAAAACCGCGCCCGGAGATTTCGTTCTCCAGAACCGGAGTGCCTCCTCCTTGAAATCCTCCCCCTTCTCCTCGCTGCCCAAAAAATACACGTTCTTCATTCTGATCCTCGTTTGTGATTGCTTTCCTGCATCTCTCGCAGGCCCAATACCTCGTACCGTAGCGGTAGACGTACCCGCCTCCGTACCCACAACAAACGCCCGAGTGAATCTCACAAGGCCCCTTCACTTCCCCACCCTCGCTTTTGAGATGAACGTCGTGTCGTACCTGTAGGGTGAGACACCGGCGGGGAGTGTGTTCCGATCCCAACGCTTGTGAACCTCCCATATTGAGTCGGGCCTCACCCAGAATGCGATATGGCAGGAATCGCATTCGGCTGTAACGGGGACACCGTATGCTTCCCGGATTTCCCGATCATAGACAATCCTCGTATCAGTCTCTTGGTGGTGATACTCGTGGTGACAAAGGGGACAGATCGAGAGGTACAATAAAATCCAGAAGGTACTCATTTCTCCTAGCCTTTTTTTGTTTTCACATAACCCAACAGCCAACACAGTCCGATAAATACCCACCACATTGCCTCCAGACAGGAGGGTAGTTCACCTTCAACCCGCACCCGCTTCCTCGGAAGGATGTAGTACATAATCGGGACAAGGAGAATCCAATCCGAGATTCGTGGAGGCATCTTTCCAACGAGAATGATGCTCCAGTATTCCGCGTCCCAAGCGAACAAGAGGAACGATGAGACACACAGGCTTGACCAGAGCAGCCAAGATCGTAGGAAGGGCGTAGACAGTAAGTAATGCCAGAAATGGATAGACGTTTCCGAAGTCGAGGGACCACCAGAGGAACCGGATGCCGATGATGGCGACGATCCAACCATACTTCACCTCACAAAGTTTGAGTGAGAGTAGTGCATAACAGAGAACCAGAAAAGCGTAGTAGTACGGAGCGGTCTCTTGAAACGTGCCGAGCTTCGTCCAGGGCCACCAGATGAATGCCACCGTGTGCGGGTAGATGATCCGGTTGCGACCATCCAGACCCGAAGCGTTTGTCGGGGTTACGGCAGCGAAGTTGCCATGGCCTGCCTCGTAGCAGAGGTAGTAGTCTGACATCCAAGACTCTGGTCCGAAAAGTGCGGTGAGTTTGGGCTGCAGGAAGAACCAGTGATAGAGGCTCAGTGCGACCACTACGCTGGCGACAAAGATGCGAAGAGTGCGATCGCTCATTTCTTTACCTCTTTGTTGATAACTGCGACATACAATCCATTCCACCAACCCTCAGCATCTCCGTTTCCGCGACTCATGAACTCCCAGTCTTTCACGATCTGGTAGCCGAGTTCAGCGAACGCCTCCCTTGTCCCTTCCCGCACGGGGACATCATTCCAGTCGTCCACGATCGCCACGAACTTGTTTGCGAGCACAGAATCGTAATACGTGAAGGCGAGGGAATGGTCTTCCTTTGTGTGGGCTCCGTCGTAGAAATAAACGTTGACTCCACGGAGCAGCGAGCGGTCAACCTTCCAACTGTCCCCCTCGATGATTTTGATTCTGCTTCTTTGTGCCTCAGTCAAATTGCCAATGGCGGTTTCAAATTGGCTACGCTCCCCCCCGAACTGCGACCAGTTGTCGATCGCATAGGCATACTCAAAATCATTCCTGTAAAGGGCGGGCACGAAGGTCGAACCACGGTACACTCCGATTTCCAGATACGAACACCGAGGAGTTCCATCAACTATCCTGTTCAAGAGAGACCTAACCCTGGCGGAACTTTGCCCCTCAAGGTCTGGGAAAACTACACGGTATCCATCCAAGACATCCTGAATGGCCCCACCGACCACCTCAATCACTTCTCCTCCTCGATTGGTTAATCACCATTCTCCCATACTATCATCTTGAAAACTGAGGTCTATCATCATAACATAGAACCAAACGAACAGTCCCACCAGCATCCAAAGCGGATTGCAGTCCAAGAATGTTAGAACCAAGCCACCCGCAACTGAGACCACGGAAATAATCTTTGCAAGTCTAGTCATTTCTCCTCCTTGAGTGAACGGATGGCAGTGGCGAGCGTGTAACTACCTTGTGCGACACATTCCTTCGCCGCCTTCTCGTAGGCATCGTTGCGGGCCGTGGCAACCTTGCGC